GGTAATGCCACTATTGGTGGATCAGCAGTTATTGCTGGTATTAATACTTTGAATAGTACTGGTGCAAATATACTTGGTATTGTAACTGCAACTGCTTTCCACGGAGATATTTCTAATGCCACTGGTGTTAGTACAAATATTCTTGCATCTGTTGGTATTCAATCTGGCGGAAATCCAGTTGGTTCTGGTATTACTGGACTTAACTTTATTGGTGCTGGTAATTCCATAGTTGTAAATGGATCTAATTCAGCGATAGTTGATATACAAATTTCTGGCGGTGGTGCTGGTGCTGCAACTAGTGTTGGTGGTAATGCTCCTGGTAATCCTGCATTAGGTCAACTTTGGTATAATAATACAGTTGCAAGAACATTTGTTTACTATGATGAGGTAAAACTTGGTATAGGTGCTAGTGCATATTGGATTGATGCTGCACCATTTGATATGCAAGGTCAGTTTATTGAGAAAACTGGCGATAATATGGGTGGAGCTCTTGGATTTGCAGCAGGAACAACAGGTAATCCAGGACTTTTTGTTAATGGTTCAACGAATACTGGTATATATTCTCCAGCTGCAAATGAATTTGGATTTGTTACATCGGGAGTAGAGAGAATTCGCATTAATGCGACTGGTACAAGTATTGTAGGAACAACTACGGTTACTGGAAATATTAATGCAGTAGACGGAGTATTTACAGGTAACGTCACTGTTGGGGGTACATTAACCAAGCAAGACGTAACCAATGTAGATTCTGTTGGTATTATTACTGCAAGAGATGGTATTGATTCGCCAACTAATTTAGTATTAAGAACTGGTGGTACTGAGAGACTTCGCCTTGATTCGGGTGGTAGATTATTAAAAGGTCTTGCAACCGCAAGAGGAAATTTTGCTAATAATGCAAGTGGAGTTCAATATGGAGTTCAAATTGAAGGAACAAGTGGAACTGCTGCTGGTCTAACAATTGTAAGAAACTCAAATGATGCAAATGATGGTGGAATAGTTCTAGGTAAAACAAGAGCAACATCCACTGGTGGTAATACTGTTGTGCAAGCAGGTGATGATCTTGGTACTATTACATGGGCTGGTTCAGACGGAACATCATTACAATTTGGTGCAGAGATATTTGCAGAGGTGCAAACTGGTGTTGGTAATGATGATCTACCAGCAGATTTAATATTCAAGACTAATGGGGGATCAACATCTACTACAGAAAGAGCTCGTATCACATCTGATGGACATCTTCGTATTCAACATGCTACAACAAATGCAAAAATATTATTATCAAGAAATGTATCTGTAGACACCGATGATACAGCGACAGGTGTAATTGACTTTGCAAATAATACTGCACATACAGTCAATTCCAGAATCATGGGTAAGACTTCTGGTACTGGTAATGTTGGTGGACAATTAGTTGTAGAAACAAGAGATCCAAGTAATTCAACATTAGCAGAAAGACTTCGCATTACAGCAGGTGGAAATGTATTAATCAATGGTACATCTTCAGCAGATAGTAATAATTTACTGGAACTTCATCAAACATACGGTGGAAGAATAGGTCTTGCTCGTAATGATACTTCAACTGCTGCTGGTAATAACTTAGGAATGATAAGTTTCTATGGAAATGATGCGAACGGAACATATCAAGAATCTGCACTTATTGCAGCAAGTGCAGATTTAGATCATGACACTGGAGATAAACCAGGAAGACTAGAATTCTATACAACACCAGATGGTAGTACTACTCCATCAGAAAGACTCCGCATTGATAATACTGGTAGATTACTTTTAGGATCGCAAAGAACTTATAGTGATCAAAGTTATTATGACGATATAACCATTAACAACAGTGATGGATCTGGAGCGTCTGGTGGAACTGGGATTACTTTAATCTCTGATTCTGGAAGTTGGGGGGCGCTCTTATTTGGAGATGACGACGATACTGATGTTGGATCTATAAAATATGATCATGGTAATAACATTATGCGGTTTACCGCAGGAACTACAGATACTTTTCAATTAAATGCAACAACCGCCACATTTGCTGGAAGTGTATCAGACAGTAAAGGTGATGTAAGACAGATTATCTACCAAAATAAAACAGGTGCTTATGTCTTAGTTGCTGCTGATGCTGGTAAAGCTATTCATATTTCAACAGGTGGAGTCACCATAAACAACTCACTCTTCTCCGCGGGAGATGCTGTGACTATCATTAACAATAGTGGTAGTAATCAAACTATAACCCAAGGATCGGGAGTTACTTTATATGATACAGGTGATGATGGAAGTACAGGTAATAAAACTTTGAAAGGTCGTGGAATGTGTACCGTCTGGTTCGCAAGTGCCAGTGTTGGATACATTTCTGGTAATTTTGCTTAATTAATTATGGGAATACAACAAACACTACTTAAAGGTTATGGTGCAGTAGTTGTAGGACAACAATTATTCACATCATCAGGAACCTTTACTGTTCCAGATGGTGTGACTTCTGTTTCTGTTGTTTGTGTTGGTGGTGGAGGTGGTGGACAACCAGGTCAAGGATCTAATTATGGTGGAGGTGGAGGAGGCGGCGGATTATGCTATGCCAACAATTATTCAGTAACTCCAGGAGCATCAATAACAGTTACTGTTGGTGACGGTGGTGGTTCTAATTCAGATGGAGGTGATAGTTGGTTTAATAGTTCAGGTACTCTAAGAGGTGGTGGTGGTCATACACCAGGTGGTAGTTATAGTGCTTATGGAGCTCAAGGATCTAATCAAGGTACTTCAAAATCTGGTGGTGGAGATGGTGGTCGTGGACATAATGGTAACTCTTCTGGAGCTGGACCAGGAGGTGGAGGTGGAGCTGCTGGATATGGTGGAGATGGTGGATTTGGTGGTAGATATAGTGAGCAAACTGACGGTGCTAATGGTGGCGGCGGTGGTGGAGCTGGTGGTGGTGGAGGTGGTGGAGTAGGAATGCTCGGCCAAGGGACAAATGGTGCTAAGTCAACTGGTTACCCTAACGGTGGTAGTGGTGGATCTAGTGGAACTAATGGTGGTAACGGTACTAACCCTGGTGGTGCTGGTGGTACTTATGGTGGAGGTGGCGGTGGAGGTCAGAATGGAAGTTATGCTGGTGGTAGTGGTGGTGATGGAGCAGTACGCATTATCTGGCCTGGTGCTGCGAGACAATTCCCATCTACTCGTACAGCCGATGAGTCATAAGTAACTATAAGCAGATTGTTCTAATGATTAAATAGATCAATATAAAAACTGTCACACAAAACCCCTGCACTTTGGTGTGGGGGTTTATAATATATACAGTTTAATAAAAAACATGAGTAAAGACATGACAGGCAAGGAGAAACTACTCTTCATTGCTTCCTTTGTCTGGGCAATGCACTGGGGAGTTCGTTTATCTTCCGTGGTAATTGGTAATGTATTATGAAAAGTGAAATGTTATGCGTGAATCCAAAGTCTCCTCAAGCAAAGAACCGTTTTGCCAGTGAGATGGATAAATTGCACTCTTGTCGTGTAGAAAAACGTCAACATGGTAGATTGTATCTCTCATCTATTTCTGGTAGATACAAGTTCTCTATGCACGAGTCTTGTGATGATCATTGGGAAGTTGTTAAATAGGTGTAGTAATGGATATTACAGTGTTTACAGCAGTTCTTATAGCTGGATTAATTGAATGTTCTGATGTTCAAGATCTTATAGGGAGTGTTCGTGCTGATAGGTATTTGACATCTGATGCTAAAATAGAAATAGTTGAAATACTAATTCAAGGAACTCCACAATGTGAATTAAATGAAAGACCAACAGACGCTTGACCAAAAAGAAACTGCTTATGAGAAGTGGGATCGTGCTAAAGGTTTAATGTTAGAGTCATTATACAAACCCGATGATTATCTTAGATCTTGCGCTCACAATCAAAAGTGTTATAATGAACTTATGGAAATTAGAGAATACGTTATCAACATGACACAATCAATAACTAATCCCAAATGACCTTTTTAATATTCATAATGTCATTTGCAAATTTTGTATTCTATCCTTTGGTGATAGCAACAATCATTGCATTTATTATTGAACAGATATTCAGGTCACAAGATAAAGCACCTGAGATTCTTAGATCCATGGCAGTCAGGAAGTATTTCTGGAGGCAAGCATGGTTATTCAACATTATCTGGTTTGTTGGATACTTCATATTATTAATCGTAAATAGATCAGGCACACAAGCAATGCCAGATATGATTTGGCAGGGGTAATTATGAACAATCACATTAAAAACACAAGAAAGATGTACTATAAGTATCTTTCTAAAAATGTAACTGAAGTGTTAGTTCAGTTTAAAGATGAGGAACCTGCATGGATTCCGTTATCAACATATGAAGCAATTCCTGGCATAAATCTCACAAGTGAGGAAACTAGGTATTGGAATGGTGAGTTGGAGGGAGAAGAATTTGATAAGGCATTACAAAAATATGGTTATGAGTACACACACATCCCATCACGTTATTAATCATGGCACTCTCTGAACAAGTAGAAACCGCTTTAAATGAAGCACAAGATAAACTAAGAGAAGCATTAGCCTTCGCAGCAAGGAGTGAAAAACCTTACATCAGTAAGCATATTTCTGATATGATGATGAAAATAGATTGTTTGAATGAAGTTTCAACTTTAATTGATAATGTGGAGGATGCAATGAAAGAACATGAAGAATGATTGCACAACTCTAAAGACAATATTAAATTTATAGATAAATCATATAACTATGTTATAATATCAACACACACCACCATAGAACTATGATTAACCTAGACGAACGATACCATTCTTACCTAGATGGAAGTAAGAGGATGAGAATAGATGGTGTTGAAGAAAGAGTTAAGGCATATGGTTGGCACTGTGATGGTAATGATATTAAAGGACACTATGTAACAACAGAGAATTTTCAGTTGTTCTATGATATGGATGGAATATTTACAAAGATGGTGGCACTCAAAGAAGTGGCACAAACTGTTTCGTGAATGAATATCTTTTTGATATAATAGGAATATAGACAAAAATTAAATGAAAAATGCACTTGCCGTATTATTGGCACTCACTCCTGTTTCGGCACTTGCTGATGTAAATGACAGATCATTTCAGTCAGGTTATTCTGCTAGTAGAACATGTTTTAAGACAGAATATAGAGAAGAATATGTGCCTGGCACATTAGATAATCCTGGTTATGTAAAATCGTGGAATGAAACTTTAGAGGTTCCTTGTAACGGTGACACAGCAGAGGGTAGGGTATATAAGAGACATGTTACCGTGTATGAAAATGTAGATACTAATGATTGTAGTGAGGGAACTGTCGCTGGTGGTCTATTGGGTGGTGGACTGGCAGGGTTTGGATCTCGTGGAAAAGATCGTTGGTGGGCGATTCCTGCTGGCATTATTGGAGGATCTATGATAGGATGTGCAATAGATGGAGGTTAATCCAATGAATGAACAATCAAAAAGTGATTTGCTTAAAAATGAAGCAGATGAATTTTGGGCAAATTGTGAGTCAAAAGCAGCAGAACTTGAGATAACTGTTGACTATTATTTGGAGGAGTTCTATATATAAAGTACATTATTATTTCTTATTAATTTAACACCATGACTATAGAAGAAAAAGACAGACGTTACAAGATCATGACTGAAACCACAATGGGGTGGACTTTGATCGCAGATGACGCACAAAATCTCACCAAGGGACAATGTGATAAAATGTTGAGTGATGCACTTAGAGCGGGTGCTAACCCACAGTATATAAAGGTGGTGGCAAATAATGATCCAAAGTATATTAACGTAGAAACAGGAAGATCTGTATGACCATAACATCCAATCAACCTGATATGTATGTAACATTCAGAGATCATATACGTCATGGTAATGTGTGGACTGCTGAAGTAGAATTGGGTATGCAGGACACATTAGATGAACCAGCATATCCTTTATGGATAGTTGTTGATGTAATAGCACCTAATAGAGATCTAGCAAGATATATTGTGGCAGAAATGTACCCTGACTATGAATCAATTACCATAGAAAATGAACCACTCTCCGAAGATGACCTATGAACCACGAGTTGATGACTACGTTATTTGGAAACGACCAAATGGAGACATAGATGAGGGATGGGTATATTTTAAGGGAGATTCAGTAGATAATGAGAGACGTACAAAACAAGGATGGAATCCAATATCTCAATACATCACAATAGAAACTTATGTGTATCCAAAAAAAGAATGTGTTTACACTTCTGGCAAACCCATGAGGCATAAAAATGTACACTGTTTGTTAGTATGTAACAGTGATAATTGGAATGAACTAGAATATGTTAAAAATAGAAGAGAAGAAGATCATTATACTAGATTAGCAAATATGTATAAATCACAAGATGGAAGATTATCTGATTATTAATAACTGAAGCGTTTAAATTGTTCCTCTAGTATAATAACAATTAAATTATCATGCGTCCTTCTCAAGTTTTAAAAAGATCAAATGAACTTCGTAAAGTTTATCAAGAGCAAACTTTTAAGTTTACTAGTGAACAACAAAAAGAGTATGATAATTTAAAAGAATTGCGTAGGGAGAGAGTAAAGTATTTTTATGATAATGATTTAGTATGGAAAGGTAGTGCTAAAAAGGATGATACTAAATAATTAAAAACTATAAAATAATGCCATACCACGTTAAAACTCCAAAATCATTGGGAACTGGTGATGTTTATTGGAAAGAAAATAACACTTGGACTGATGTTTATGCTGATCGTAAACAGTATTCAACAAAGTCTGCTGCCAATGCTGTTAAAAACACAACAGAAACTAGGGTGATCGGGGGTAAAACCATGACTTATCAACCTAAGTGGTTCGCAGATGCAACAGTAGTTACTGAGTAATACAATGGCTTTTTACATTAGATCATTTCGTGAAAATGATGAATTCGGAAATCCAACATATTCATTTTGGTCTGAAAATGGAGAACCTGTTGATTCTAATCAACCTTTAGATATTGCAGATTTTGCACAATCATTTTCTACGAAAAGTGAAGCACAATCTTTTATTGATTCATATAAAACTAATTGGGTTGGTTTTCAAAAATCAATAGGACAAATTTTTTCAGTAGTAGAAGTATGAAAACTTTCAACGAATTTCTAACAATTTGTGAGGTAATCTACGACAGAGATAGGAAATCTGACGTAGATCTTGAGGTGGGTAAAATAGGTAAGGAAAGAAAGAAGACTGCACCAGAGAGACGTAGGACTAAGGTAGTAGGTGGTGGCAAAACTGCACCAGCAAAAGAGTACAAACCACGAAAAGATATAGGTAAGCAACGTCAAGCGTCTACTAGAGTTCAACAACCTGAGAAGGCACGAGGGAGTGCGGCACTATCTCCAAGAGAAGCACAACGCAAGGCAGCACTAGAGAGAAGAGCAGGTAAATCTGGTGGTGGTAAGAAGGACTTAGAGAAAGCAGCATCTAAGATGTTGTCTAAGAAGAAAACTAAGACAGTTGATCCTAAGTATAAAGGACATAAACAAAGTGGTTATAGTAGAGCAGAGAGACAAAAGATTATTAGAAAAGGTGAAAGAGAGTTAGTAAAAACTAGATTACAAAATCTAGGTAAAGAAAAAGAGAGTGATTTAAAGAATCCAATTACTACAACTCAAAAGTCTAAAGATAGAAAAAAGAAATAACAACTGAAGCGTTTAAAATGTATGCTCTATGAGAACCCTATAAGGGTCTACAACGTGGTCTTTATTGACTTTACGTCATTCACTATGCTATACTGATTATATGATTAAATTGCGTCAGCATCAACTACGCATCGTGAATAAAATGCTTACTCACCAAAGAGGGCAAGTGATTGTTCCTACTGGTGGTGGCAAAACTATTTGTATGATTAGTGATGCTATTTCACAACTAAGTAAAAACAATCAGACTATAGTTGTTGTTGCTCCGCG